CGACGCGGTCAGCGAGACGTTGACAGCCGCGCTGTTCGAGACGACCTCGATGCCGTCGCCCTTCTTGACGGACATCGTAGAACCGGACTCCGAGAGGCCCGCACCCGCCGTCACCTGGCCGAGCGAGGTGAACTGGGTCCAGGTCTGGGCCGTCGTCCCGACGGTGATGGGGTCGTTCGTCGTGAGCGTCCAGCCGGTGTCCGCCGCCGCCGTACCCTCGGAGACGAAGACCGCCGCGCCCGAGGTGAGCTGCCCGGCCGCAGCGTCGGTGGCCCGCGTCATCGCCACGGCGGAGCCGTTGAAGACGTAGATCCCGTTCTCGGCGCCCGTCGTCTGATTCTTGAGGAGCACCCGGTCATTCACGACGAGCGTCACGCCGTCGAACGCAGCCCCAGGAGCGGACACGGTGACGTTCGCGGTTGAGGCCACGCGGACGGTGGCCTTCCAGTCGAGCCCAGCGGCGAGCGCGTCGGCATAGGTCTTGGTGACGAGGTCGCCGCCGTTCACCGGGGCGGCGAAGTTCGCGGCGCGCTGGCCGCCACCGTCGATCGTGACGCCGGCGACGCCCGTCACGAGCGTGAGCTTGCGGACGTTCGCGACGTCGTTCGTCGCGAGGTCGATGGCGGTCCCCGTCCCGGGGGCCATCGTCACCTGGAGGCTGTTCAATCTCGCGTCGTCCGAGTCCTGAGACGAGTCGAGGTACGCGGTCCCGGCCGCCAACGCCTGGAACAAAAATCTGCGAACGGCCATGGGATGCTCCTGCTACTGCGCTGGTGCCGGGTGGGGGTGCGCGTGTTCCGGCGGCGGCGGCTCCGGCAGCCTGTTCAGGACCCCCGTCTCGTCATCGAAGGCGTACAGGCTCATATCGATCTTGAGCTCGCTCCCGATCTGCCCGACGAGCTCGTGGTACGTCTTCTCCGCCGCCCGCTGCTCAGCCTGGAGCGCGAGGATCTTCGCGTTCGTCTCCTGCGCTTTCGGGTCGCTCCGGAGCCACTCGTGGAAGAGGCCGTTCAGGAGGCCCGAGGTGACCTGGAGTTCCATGCGCGCGGCGCGCTCCTTCTCCATGGCGCGCGTGAGCTTGAGCAACGTCACCTCCTCGATCCTGAGCGGGTCGAGCGTCCTCGGTGAAGGCAGAGGAGGCGGAGGGATGATGGTACTGCCGTTATCCGGCGCTGCCGCGACGGGCCCGGCCGCTCCGTTCGTGTGGCTCACGTCCCGCAAGATCGACTTCACATCCTTCTTGGCCATGTTCAGACCTCCTCAAGGTTCAGCGTAAACGTGCGAGATGGTCATGCTCGGGGAGAGCAAGAGCGTCGCCGCATCGAGGGCGACGCCGACCGGCTGCAGGAATACGTCCCCGCCGGGAGCAGGCGCAGGGGGGCCGGACACGGGCCTGCCATCGACCCCGACAAAGCACATGGTCCCGAGCGTGAGATCGGCATAGAGGCCAGACACGATCCCAGCTACTTGGATTGTCGCGTCGGCGGAGCTCGGCTTGGCGAGTACGCAGCCGAGGACGGGCAGCCTCGCGATGTCTGCCGCGCTCGCGACCACCAGCTCACCGCCCGCAAGCGCCACGAAATCGCCCACGCTGACCGCGGGATCACACGGGAGGGTGATGGTAGTCGTCCCGCCAGTGCCGGCGGGGCCCGTGGGCCCCCGATCGCCCCGCTCCCCCTGCGCGCCCTGCGGACCTGCCATGCCGAGCACGAACGCCGTGGAAGGCGAGGTCACGACAACGCTCGGCCCTCCCGTGCCGAGCTTGAGCATCGGCGACGGCACCGAAAGGATGAGACTCGGCGCCCCTGTTACGCCGAACTTGAGCGTCGGCGAGGAGCTGTTGAGAACGAGGATCGGCATGCGTCACGCGTGATCGAACACGTCGATCACGAGCGCCCCCGTTTGTTGGATGGCCGTCCCCTGCCGCAAGACTACGGATGCGAGGCATCGGCCTGGGGTCGCCAATGTGTTGGGCGGGATCGCGAAGATCGCGATCCCCAGTGCTGCCTGTGAGAGATCCGCGGCGCCGGCATAGACGATGGGCGTCGTCGTTAGACCTCCTTCGCGCACCGTCAGATCGGCCGAAGTGATCGCGATAGGCGCGCCCTTGTCGTCCTGCAAGACGGCCGTCAGGACGAGCGAGTCATTCTTCTGGAGCGGGATGTGCGGGGGATCTTGGCCGACGGACATGCCATTACCCTCCAGTCGTAGGCGGATCGAACGCCTTCGCGTCCGACTCTGCTTGAGCCGCTCGGATGACCGCCACCGCGGCGTGGTCGTAGTAGCGCGCCGCCACGAGCATGTGCCTCCTCGCCTCCGGGTGGCGTACGACGCTTGCGCGCGCGCGGGAACCGTCGGCCGCATTCTGGAGAGCGCGCAGGAGATCGCCGCTCATCGCTCGGACCTCGAAGCACGGCGCTTGGGCGGCGGGTGGAGCCCGACGTCCATCATGAGCGATCGCGTGAGCTCGTTCGATTCGGTCTGCGCTGCCGCCAGATCCTTGATCGCATCGGTCGAGCGGGACTGGGCGTACAGGGTGGCGGTGTAGTTCTGGGCGAGGAGCTGCTGCTGTGTCGCGAGGGCTGTCTTCTGCGCGTCGATGAAGCTGGTCCCGAAGCGATAGCCACCCCACAGGACGAGGAACGTCACCACCACCGGGAAGCCGAGACTCTTCGTCGCCTCGATGAGCGTGCGGATCCCCCAGTAGAGGACCTGATCCTGGGGGCGAGACGGCGATCGCAGAATCGCCGCCTTGATGGCGTGGCGCATGCCCGTCTTCGGCCAGGACGGTGGGGACGCGGTGGCCTCCGAGTCCCGAGCCCGCCGAGCGACTGGGGCCGGCGGCGGGAGCGTGGTGTCGGGGGCCATCACTGCAGCTCCCATCGCAGCCCCGCCGACAGCGCCCCGCCAGCGCGGCCGCTCCTCGCATCAGCCTCTACCCAGAGGGGGCCCAACACGCGCAGCCCACCGCCAGCGTACCCGCCCGTGGGGCTGCTCTGCGGGAGATCCCAGAGCGCCCCGCCTCGGAGAGCCCACCGGGCGCGCAGCGTCTTCGGGGCCGGAGGGGGCGGCGGTGCGGCCTCGGATACCTCGGAGGCCTTCTTATCGAAGGTGTCCCGGAGGATGACCGTAGCGGGCGCTGGGCGCGTCCTCCAGCACTCGGCCTCGCCTGCCACGGCCAGGCTCCCGTGCTCACCACGGACGCCCACGCGGCGCACCACCACGTGCCCGTCGTCCCCCTGAGCAAGGAGGCAAGCGGGCGCTGTGGACGGCTGTGCTCCCGGCGGGCTTCCTGTTCCTCTTTCTCGAGTTCCCTCGAGGGGCGCCGGAGGCCTGGGGCTGCCTGCCGCCTTGGCGGTCCTCGTCACCAGGCGATCGACGTAGACGACTCGTGACCCGGAGCCAAGAGCGGACTTCAGGCGGGCGACCTCGGCCGCCAGGGTCGCGGACTCCTTCTCCAGCTGCTGCTCCTTCGCCTCGAGGCCGGCGCGGGTGAGCTGCTCGGCTCGGAGCGCGCCGGCCGCGTCGAGCTCGGCCTCCTCCGCGGCGCGCGCCGCCTCTCCTCGGGCGAGGACGAGCGCGGCGCGGTCTCGGCGCCAGAGGATGGCCAGCACCACGGCGGTGAGGAGGAGGGCGAGGCCCGTCCCCAGGATGAGACGATTCTGGAGGCCTTCGAGAGCCATGGCGAGATCGAAAGTCACGGTTTGCCCGGTGCCGCGGGCATGAGCGCGATCCCCTCCTTCGCCCGGATCCACGCCTGCTGGACCACCCACGACAGCGAGCGATCCTGCCTCCACGCCTCGGCCATGATCTCGTCGAGCATGTCCGCGGGGATGTAGAGGCTCTGCTTGCGCTTGGCGTTCTCGCTCACGGCGGCGGCTTCGGCGGATCGACCGCCGCCTCCTTCGTGAGACGGAGGGCGACCGAATGATCCGCCTGGTTCATCTCGCCAACGCCGATGAGCCCACCGAGCGTGGCCGCGATCCCGGCGCTCGCGAAGACCACGATCCTCCACGTGGTACCCGGCACGAGGAGTCCCAGTCCACCCGACGTGCCGGCATAGCCGAGGAGCAGGCTCCGCATCACCCGGCGCTGGACCTGGGGGTGGTAGACGAGCGCGGCGAACGCGCGGCGCACGAATCCGAAGGCGAGCCGCTTGCGCGTCACGCGATCTTCCCCGACGCGTCGTCGCCTACCCACCGAGCGCGCGCCATGAGCCCGCGGCGGAACTTCTCGCGCTTCGGGTCCTTCGCGATCCACCGCTCGTAGTGCACCTCCATGAGCGCCTGGAGCGAGACGAGCAGGGCCGCGGGTGGAGAGGCATTCACGGCCGCGACCGAGATCGGGCCGAAGGCACCATCCACCGCGATCACGTGCCCGGCATCCCGGCACGCGACCTGAAGAGCCGTCACGCCCGCGCCCACGCCCCAGTTGACGCACATGTCGAAGAGCTTCGTCGCGACTCGTTGATCGGCGATGTCATCGAAGAACGGGCCCCAGTAGCAGCGCCGGTAGATCGCCTCCGCCTCCGGGCGCGTGAGGTTGCGGACGTCCTCCTTGGTGGCGCCCGGCCGCACGCCTCGTAGCGTGCGCAGGGTGATACCCCACCGCGTCGCTCCGCCGGGATCGGCTGGATCGTCGGTGTAGGTGGTCCCCTCGTGCGCGAGGATGACGGGGATCGCGAGATCGAAGGAGGCCATGTGGGACCTGCTCCCCGGATAGCGCCCCGCGACCCCAGGGGTCAACGGGCCCCAGGGCTGGTCATGGCCAGGGGCGCGGGATCACGCGGTCTCTCGCGCTCTCGGTGCGGTCTGGAGCGTGCACAGTTCTTCTCCATCATGGAAACGGCGATCACTGCTCGGTGGGCCTGCCTTGGCCTGTGCCTCGCTGGTCTATCATCCGGCTGCGCGAAGACGTGGACCTGTGGCCCCGCCGACTTCTGTGTTGATGGGCTGCCGGTCCAGGGGCTCCCGGCCAGCCAACAAACGGACGAGACGAAAGCGATCATTTCTCGTCACATCAGCCTCGCCTTGGTCCACTGGGGCGGCGATCGGCATGTCCTGGATGGCTATCGGATCGTGTACGTGGATGGCTCCATCCCGCAGTGCACTGAGCCCTGGAAGCTCTGCCTTGGATATACGGAAGAACACGACAGCACCATCACACTAGCGCTCTCGCAAGAGTGGGTGTGCGGGCTCGAGGGAACCGCCCTTCCTCACGAGATAGGGCACGTCGTCATCGGCGACGGTGACCATCAGGATCGTCGATGGAGAGAATTCAATCCTCTCTGGAAGACAGCGATGGACGAGTCGCCGAAGCGCATCTGCAAAATGTACGACGATGCATCGATTTACAACTACTGGAACGTGGACGCCACGCAACTAGTCATGGGCCGAACACGCAAACGCTGATGTGGAAGGGCCCCGCAGGAGCGGATGCGACGATATCTACTTCATTGACGGTCTGTATAGAGACAATCATGAGATCGAAGCTGGTCGCTGTAAATGACGGGTGAAGGGCATGCGCGATCCAGCTGATTCCTCCCATAAATTGGGCGCAGATCGCGTAGTCCACGCTGCCCAACGTGTTCGCAAAGGTAACCCGCAGTCTTCCAGTGGCGATTGATCCACCAGAAATATTGAACGCTCCCGGCTTCACGGTAACCGAGCCGTCGGTGTTCACCACAAGGTGCCCCCACGCTTTCACGCCCCGCGCATCCACATACGACCGGGGCGCCGCCCAATCGCTGAACAGCGGCTCTCGCACGCCGTTGATGTGCGTTGCGCTTCCCACGTGGAGCGAAAGCTGGTCGTCGCCCTGCGCGTCCGCGTCGAGGCTCAGCCCCTGCACGCCGTTGCGCCACAGCTCCGTGGCCTGCTGATCGGTCGTTCCGATCCTCAAGATGCTTCCGGCCGGTGCGTGGATATCATCCGTCGTCACCCCATCGCTGAACGTCTGCCGCGCCGTCCAGGTGTTGAGGCGCGCGAACAGCCCCAAAATCACCGCCGCGAGCTGCGTGTTGTCCGCCTTCACCAGCGTGAGGCCCATCGCCTCGATGAGGCCCGCGATCTCCTCTTGGATCGCGTTCAGCCACTCGGGGCTCACGCCCGTCCCCGGCTGTCCGCTCGCAGGATCGCCCGCGGAGAACAGGCCATTCACGCTCGCATCGGAATCGATTCGGTGCACGATCAGCCTCCCAAGTACCTGAACCAAGCAAGGACGTGCGCCGGCCTCGCCCGGCCGACGACGCACTCCAGCTCCGCGACGTAGCTCACCGCAACCCGATCCCCAGCACGCGAAGACCCGGCGCGGAAGAGCGAGGTTCTGAACTGATACGGGCTCGTGCTCTGCGCCAGATCGACGGAGAGCCGCCACGTCAAAGGAGCTGGCTCATCGACCGTCGCGACGAAGCCCATTCCCGCCGCAAGCGCGACGTAGTAGGCCGCGGTCTGCCCTCCCCGGGCGCTGAGCTTGGCCGTCACGCCGAGCTGCCGTTCGCTCACGACGCTCGCGAGCCCCACGCATCCGTCCGGGAGCCCCAGCGCCCGCTCCCAGTCCGGGAGAAGCTCCACCGCCGTGCGCGGGTCCCACTCTTCCACCAGGTCCTCGCTCCGGGCGTCGATGCGCGCGAGCTCGTCCGCGATCCCGAGGAGGAGCTTCCCGAGCACGCTCCCCGGCTCGAAGATCCAGAGCACGCCCCTCGGCAGGAGCTGCGCGAGCTGGCGGGCGTAGGCTTCGGCGCTCAGACCCATGTGATGGTCCCCATGATCGCTATCTGCCCCGTCGTGTGCGTGACGTCCCCGGCCGGCGCTACCACCGTGAAGTCCTGGACGCCCTCCGCGACGCCCACCGCGATCTCGAGCTGCGACCGGAAGATGATCCCCCCCGGCCGCGCGGCCCGGAAAAGGAAGTCCCGGAGCTCCGCCTCCACCGCCGCGCGGATCGTGGAGGTGTCCGGCGTGATGCTGATCGTGAGGTCAATCACCACCGCCACCGGAGCCTGTACCGTCACCACTGCGGTGACCGGCCGCCGCTCGTCCAGGTACTCCTGCACCACCGCGACCTCGCCCGCGTCCGGGATGAGGGAGGCATCATCGTCGCGCGCGAACCGGACCACCACCGTGCCGGCCCCGATCTCGAGGGGGAAGACCCAGCACCGGGTGACCCCGGGGACCTCCTTCGCCCATGCCACGTAGTCCGCGGCCGCGCCGCCGTGAGGAGGCGACCGCAGGCGCTCGAGGAGGCGCGTCCGGAGGTCCTCGAGATCCTCCTCATCGGAGCCGTTCGCGATCCCGCCTGCGGCCACGGTCGCGGTTGCGGTCACCCCGGCTATCGGCGACTCGAAGGAGAGCGCTGTCCCGGCGTCGCAGTTCTGATCCTCGCCCGCCAGCGAGGCCACCACCGGAGCGCTCGCCGTCCCCAGGGCAATCGTCGCGTCCGCGCCCGTCTGGTACTCGGTCCCGTCGGCGCGCAGGAGCATGGTCTCGACCGGGACGAGAGCGCCGTCGGTCCCGGCGAAGATGACGTCGCCCGAGGCGAATTGGGCCGCCTTGCGCGAGAGGCCGAAGAGCGCGGCCTGGCGTAAGAGGAACTCGTCTTCGGACTGGTCGGGGAAGATCTGCCGCGAAAGGTACTCGAGGTGTCCGTGCAGCATGTGGGCTGCGCCCGCAATCACCCGGGAAAGGACGTAGACCAGCGCCCGCCGAAGAACCGGCGCCGCGAGCGCGAGCCGGGACAGGAAGTCCTGTTGGATGCGCTCCACGAGCTCGCTGAGTGTCGGCCGCAGGAATGCCATCTAACGCCTCCGTCGAGCTCAGCCGGCAACGGGCAAGGAGAAGATTCCGGCCGGGTCAAGGCGCACGAGCGCATCCCAGGCGATACCGATGGCGGCCGGATAGTCCACGATCTCGTAGGCCGGGACGGGGACAGTCGCATAGGGCAAGAGATTGTCCGGCGTGCGTAGCCTGTCGATTGCATTCACATCCCGCTGAAACGACCTGAAGTCGCCCAGGCGGAAGAAGCCAGCAGCCGCGCCCAGGGTGCCCTCGCACCAGATGGTCGGGATCGCGTCCGGATAGCCATCGGCCGGCTCGTAGGGCGCGAATCCCGCGAGGCCGCTTATCGTGTGACGGTACACATCGTCTGCGCGAGCCATGGACGAGCGAGCTTCGGCGATACGCGCCGTGGCGAAGAGGAAATAGGCCCCCCACGTCAGACAGTCGAGCGCGGACCCGGTGTCGATCGTCGCCGCGTCCGAGATCCCCTGATAGAAGTACCTGCCGGCCGCGTTCCAGTGATGTGCCATGAGGTTCGCGGCGATCTCATCAGCCGCCGTCGAGTACGCGGCCGTCCCTGTGACCTCCCCAGCCCACCGGAGCGCAAAGTAGGCATCCAGATTGTGCTCGGTCGAGGCCCATGGAATGACGTAGCCGTCATCGAAGACGTCATCCACATACCGCCCGGTGCCGCCCGTGATGCTGCCCGTCTGGAGCCCTGCTGCCGAGACCTGGGTGAGGAGATAATCGGCTGCAGCCTCGATGGCCTCGAGCGCCGTAGGATCCGCGCCCGCGCCCCGGTGATGGACGTAGCGCGCGAGCGCGTAGAGGCACCACGCGACCGCGCCGTTTCTCACGTACGGATCACCGACGGCCGAGAGGATGTTCACGCTGAATGGCCAGGCGCCGCTCGGAAGCTGGCACTGGATGAGCCCGACGGCAGCGCGATCGAGCAAGACATCCTCGTTACCGGCGGCGGCGAGGACGCAGATGTAGACAGCCTGGTCATAAGTGTATCCGCGATTCCGGAACTGTTCGTAGGCCGGGTCCGCCAGGGGGAAGTCGTAGCTGCGCAGACGCCCGATGTTCTCGGCCGCATAGCACTTCGTCCGGCCGGTCGCGGTATCGACGAGGCGAACGACCTTCGCGCCCGCGACGAACGGCGTCGTGAAGGTTACGTGCCCGTCGGTCGGAACTTGGAGCTCCTCCTGGAGGTACTCGAGATCGGTCACGGCGTGGAGCTGGGCCACGAGGTTCGTGTAGTAACCGTCAGCAGACGGATAGTTCGCCGAATCGATGCCTGTAAACTGGACGTCGGGCGTCGCGACGTGAGGGTCATTCAGGAAGACGACCGACTCATCCCCGTTGAGATAATTCTCGGAGGCCGCGACCTGGTATGTGCACCGCTTGGCGAGGGACGCAATATCAGCGGCCACTCTTGCAGCGTTGTTTCCGAGGAGGATATCTGGGTCACCGATAGGCTCCGGCAATTGAAAGGCTTGCGCATCGGCACCGAGACCTTCGAGGGCCGCCCAGACGTGATCGAAGCGGTACCGCACCGGATCCGCCTGCGGCCGGTAGATCACGACCTCGAGCCCGAGCACCCCAGTCCGTGGGATCTTGGCCGTCACCTCGATGCGCTCCGCCACCCTGTCCTCGATGAGCCAGCCGAGCGCCTCGCGCCCGTACTCCTCGGCGCGTGAGAGCGTGGCCTTGGTCTCCTTCTCTCTCGAGAGGAGCCAGAGCCTGCTACCGATCCTGTCCCCTGCCACGACCGGAACGGCATCAGCCCACCAGCCACGGCGATCGCTCTCCCCGTCGGGCAGCGGATCACCCGGCTCGGCGCGGCGATCGGTGAAGAGGCTCAGGAGGATCGCGGTCTCGAGGCCCCCGTCGCGCGCGAGGTCGTTGGCCTCGATCGCCAGGTCGGCGGCGAAGGCGGTGGCATCCCAGCGGAGGGCGAGGTCGCTCATCGGCTACCCCACCTTGACCTTGGCGGAGAGGGCTGCCGCCGCCGCCGTGCCGAACGCGGTGATCGCTCCGGTGAGCGTTGGCGTCGCAGCGTTGCTGGGATCGGCGATCGGCTTGATCGCCACCGCGTAGGCGCTGAGCGCGCCCAGGAACGTGCCCAGCGCCGAGACGTAGGGCGTGCCCTTCAGGGCAGCATCCGCCGCCGGCTGGGCGAGCTCGAGGACCGGCGCGTCCAGCACCACCTTGGTCCCGGCCTTGATCGTGACCACCCTGCCCCGCGACAAAAGCACGAAGTCGCCCTCGTCCGTGTAGAGCGCGACCTCGCCCGGCTGCAGGCCTGTCTTCCTGTGCCGCCGGTCGTCCACCGCGACCACGAGCCCGTGGTCACGCCGGCCGCCGACGAACAGCACCACCGCCTCGGCACCGGAAAGAGGGACGCTCGTGAACCCGTACTCCTGGAACCGCTCGCACTCCCCCCGCGTTTCGTCCGCCCCGACGACGAGCTGCAGGGCCTGGAGCTTCCCCCCGTCGGCGACGAGCTGCACCACCGCCCTCGCTACCATGTTGGCGATCCGGTTGCGCAGGGGCGCGAGGAGCCTCGTCACCGCGTCGATCATTGGCCCACCGAGCGGGCGAGGAGGGGCGGAACGCCTTTCGCGAGCACCTTCCAGGCCCCCGTCACCGGAACAACCGGCGCCGGCACGAACGCATCCGGCCGCTTGAGCGAGAGGTCCGTCTTCGTCCCGCTGCGATCGTCGAGGCTGTGGACGGCCTGCGTGATGAGCATCTCGCCCTTCACACCGAGATACGGGCTCTCTATCGGGACGAGCGCATTCGCCGGCCAGAGCGAGCCATCGCCCTGGGTCCACCCCTGAACGGTGACCGAGACCGCGTCCGCCCGGCCAGCGCGGATCGTGGCCTCCCACTCGGCGCGCTTCTTCGCGAGCTCGGGCGTGATGCTTTGCTCGGCCCGTACGATGAGGACGCGCTCGGAACGCCGCACGTTCTGGTCGCTGGCCGTGCCGGTGACCGACGTCGCGCCGAGCCCGAAATCCTCGCTCGTCCCCGGGCGCTGACCCCGGACGATGTACTTTCGGAAACGACCTGCACCGTCGAACTCCGCGGACGCAGCGAGGATGTTCTTCCCCTCGACGAGCGCCGTCGTGGCGCGCCTCGAGCCGGCGCGGGTGAGCAGGAGTCCTCCCGCCCCGTCCGACACGGGCAGCACACCGGCCATCCGGCAGGCCCGCTCGAGCGCGTCGAACGCCGTGTCGCCCGGATCCACGGTCAACTTGGTGGACAGTCTCGGGAGCGTGAGCCCCGCCTGTAGCGTCACCTTCACCCCGAACGGCTTGGCGAGGCGCTGCGCCAGCGTCAGAAGCGAGATGCCGTTGAACTCCCATTCGGTGAGCACGGCGCTGCAGTCCACCAGGTTGCCCGTCCGGTCGCGCCCGCCAACCGAGAGCGTGTGCTCCTCGGGACCGTAAGAGAGGCTCCGGCGATCGACATAGCCCGTGATCACGGGCACGCCGTCGATGGTGAGCGCGCACTCGTCCTCTTCCGCAATCGGCCAGGGAGTGGGTGGATCCTGCCCGGCCCATCGGTCCGAGACGCCGAGCTCGAAGCTGCCGGCGATGCACTCGATCCCGCGCGTCACGCGTACCGTCTTCCATCCGGCGTACTCGCGGCCACCGACGCTCAGGCGGAGATCAGGCACTGGAGAGGACCTCGAGATCCATGCCGCCCAGGACGAAGCCGGGGCGCGCTACCCTGTTGCGCACGACGAGGTCCGCTTCTCGCGCGAGGTTGCCGTACAGCCGGTGCGCGAGCACGAGGGAGGGCACCGTGTACGCCGGCCGGTGGCGCAACAGATGGGGGAGATCGGTCGCCTCTCCCGGGACTGCCCTCACGAGATCCGCGCGCAGTTGCGCGATCGCGGCATAGGCGTCGTCATCCGCGGTCTCGGCCTGGTCCTCGAGCCGCTCGACGATGCTGTCGCGGGTCGAAACGGCGGCGTCGTAGCTGTCGTAGTCCGCCGCCGGGGCGAGCTGTGCGGCCTGGACGAGCACGAGGGTCCGCAGAGCCCATAGCAGGCTATCGTAGTTCTCCCGCTCCTGGCGCCTCGTCGCGGTCGTCAAAGGCGGCCGGGAGCTTTCGGGGATGAAGCCATACGCGGTGAGAAGCGCCGTGAGGCCGAGACTTGGCGTGAGCGGGGGAGACCCGAGCGATACGAGTACGTCGTGGAACCCGCCCACCACCTTGAACGGCAGGCGCACCAGGCCGTCCGCGTCGAGCACCAGGTGATCGAGATCGTGCTTGAGCGCGGCGAGCTCCTGGGTCCCGCGCACGAAGGGCGTGAGCGCGCCGGAGAGAGCCGTCGCTGCGGACTTCACGACGTTGGAGAGGCTCGCGAGCGCAGAGCTCGGCAGGCTCGCCGTCTTGTACCGGGAGGCGAGCCGGGCGCGGATCGCGGCGATGAGGGCGTCACCGCTTGTCGCGACCAGGGCGGCCGGCGCGGGCGTGGAGGACGGATATGCCGGGAGGGTCGCGGTCTCTTCGAACGTGATCCCGAAGCGCGCCATGCCACCGTCGGCGCTCGACTCGCGCACGCGAAAGTCGACGCAGATGACGGAGAGCGTGCCGTAGTACGGGTGGTAGAGGACGCCCGGTCCGGCCTCCTCGAGCGCGGCGATGAGGCTGTCTCGCTGCGCCAAGTAGGCGTCGCCGAGTACGTAGCCCTCTACCGGGAAAGAGCGCGCGACGCGGCCCATGTCCTCGAAGAACGGCTCGTCACGCATCGGGTAATCGTGGCGGACCGCGCGCCGGCCGCCGGAGCGTTCCGCGGTCTCGAGGTAGAACGGCACGCCGCGGAACTTGGCACCGATCGCGGTGCGGCCGTCCTGGAATTGGACGGTGCCGAGCTTCTGGAGCCAGGCGGGCATGGCTAGGGCGTCACCATCGAGTAGCCCATGCTCAGGTCGAGCGGCGCCGTGCTGCGCGGGTCCTGCGTCACGCGGGCGCCCTTGGGGAGGTTCGAGAAGTCGACGGTGACGTGCGCCTCACTGCTCTGCCCACCTGCGGGGGTCGGTCCCGCGCCGGCCGCGCCGAGCGTGGGCCTTGCGGCTTCGGCTCCTCCGCCGAACAGCGTCTTGCCCCACCAGTCTTTCGCGGTCCCAAGCGCCTCGAGTGGGTGTTTCACCATCTCCTTGGTCGCGCCCCACGTTTCGGAGGCGGTGAGCTCTCGCAAGGACTTCCAGTTCTTGTAGAGGGCATAGATCGCCGCGGAGAGCGCGAGCACTCCCACCGCGATCCACGTGATGGGGTTCGCGAGGATCGCAGTGGTGAACGCCCAGGCTGATGCCGTAGCGGCACTGAGCCCGGCGATGAGCGACGAGAAGCTGAAGGCCCCGATCGCGGTCGCCATGCTCGCAAGGGACGGCGCGAGCAGCATGCCCAGCCGCACCGCCAGTTTGCCGACCTGGAAGCCCACGGAGACGAGCGAGCTCGCGAGACTGGCAGCGGCGGCAACGGCAGGCAGCGCCATGTATGCGCCGACGATCATCAAGACGCCCTTGAGACCGCCGAGCCTGTCCACGACGTTGCCGATCGTCACGCGCCATTCTTCCATGGACTTCATGAGGGCCTGGATTCCGCCGCCCTTCACCCAGGCCGAGATCGCGGCCCCGGTCTCGCGCGCCCAGCCGAGCAGGGCTCCCCGGTTTCCTGCCAGGACATCGGCGAGCGCGTGCGCAAGCTCCGTGAGAGCCGGGAAGAGCTCACCGGCCGCGGCGTTGCGCAGGCCGAGGAACGCGGTCTCCGTTTCCCTGATCGCATTGTCGGCATCACCCGCGTCCTTCGCGAACTTCTCTTGGCTCCCGGTGAGCTCCAGGAGGCGCCGGCGGAACCCCTGGATGACTGTCTCTCCTTGGTGGAGAGCTTGCCCCATCTGAAGCCCGCTCTTCCCGAACGCGGCGGCGGAGAGCGCGGCAATCTTCCCCGGGTCCTTCAGTTTCTCGAACGCCCTCGTCATGAGCCCGAGTGCTTCCTCCGTGCCCTTCGCGCCTTTTACCTGTCTGGCGAGGGCCGGGCTCACCTTGTTGAGGAACTCGAGGAGGGGCCCGCTATTCGCCTTCATCTCCCCGAGGCGCTTGTTGAATTGATCCATCGCTCCGTTGAACTGCTCTTGCGACACGTCCGATTGCGCGGCGGCGAACTGGAGCTGCGCGTAGGCGTCGACAGACAGTCCGACCCGTTGGGCCATCTCGCCGAGCTTGTCCCCCGCGTCCACCGCGCCGCGCATGATGCGGTAGACCGCGTATCCTGCCCCCGCCGCCATGGCGCTCATCTTGAGCCCGAGCGCTACGGTCTCGCGCCCGACGCTGGCTATTGCCTTGCCCGCGCCCGCAAAGCTCTTCATGAGTCGCGGAATTCCCGCCTCGTCGGCAAGCGCCTTGAAGCTGTTGTTGAGCTTGCGGACCGGCGCGGTGAGATGCTGCATCCGCTCGTTGATCGCACGGAGCGGAGCGGTGGCCTGGTCGACGGCCTTGATGATGAGCGAGAGCGGGTATTCAGTGGCCATTCAACCACCTCGCTTCCTCGAGCCATGCCGCCAGCTCGTCGGCGTCGAGCTCTTCCAGATCGGCGAGCGTGAAGTGCAGAGTGGCCGCTATGACGGCGCAGGCTCGTCGCCAGTCGGTCGGCCACTCCCGCGAAAACCCTGGATGATCTTTGCCACCTCCTCGACGTCGTCGGCGTCGAGCTCCCTCACGATGGCCTTGGGTTGCCCCGACAGCTGCCCGATCAGGTCGAGCGTGTCCGCCATGCTGGGGGTTGCGCCGTCGCGCAGGCGCTCCATGTCCTTGCCCTTGGGCCTGCGGAGCGTGAGCACCGTGATCGTCTCGGTCCCGAACTCCACCGGATAGCGCAGCGTGTAGAGCTTCGTCTTGGGCTTGTCCTCCGTCATCTACCGGATCTCCTCGCCGCTCTTGCCCTCGAACCGGACCTTGATGTTGCCCTCCTCGCTGTTGCCCTCGCCGTCCGCGGCATACCAGGCGTCGCGCAGAGCGATCACCTTGCCGTTCGCGAGCTCGAGCGTGACCGTCGCGTCCACGAGACTCACCAGCTTGCCGAGATCGAGAGTGCCGCGATCGGTGATCTCGCCCTCGATGTACGGGACCTGGGGCGTCTCCTTGTAGCCGTGGACGGTATCCGATCCGACGATCGCTTCGCGCTTGTTGCGCCCGACGTTGTAGGTGAAGTTGCCCTTCGCATCCTGTATCTCCCCGTTCACCTGGAGCTGGATGATCCCGCCTCTACGCTGCGACATGGCCACTCGCTCCTTCTACAGGCGGAACTGCAGCGACGCCGCGCCGATCACGAAGGCGTTTATAAGGTCTGGTGGCAGGAGGAAATCGAGACGGTTCGGATCGCTCGCGTTGCGCTCGACGACGAGGTCATTCTTGAACTGCTCGAACCCCTCGACGAGGCCGAGCTCTTCCATCTCCCGAAACCAGCCCACGGCCTCCGCCTTCCCGATCTTCGGCGTGATGACCGCCTGTCCCGCGCCGAACCGGGTCCCGTCGTTCGCGAGCTTGTGCCGCGGGTAGCGCACGAGGATCCGGTTGCGGAAGGAGTAGCGCAGATAGAGCAAGGTCAGCATCGTCGTCACGTCGAGGTACGACGTGTCCGCCGCGCCGGCCGCGTTCGCTTGGTAGGTCGTGACGATGCGCTCGAGCTGGACCTCTCCGCCTGCTGCGACCCTCGTCGTGCCGACGCCGTCGTAGAGGGCGAGATTGCGCTCGGTGAGAGTGAAGCGGTCCGCCTCCGCGGGCGCCTTCACGCCTTTCACGGGCAGCGTCTGGAGAGGGCGCGCCGGGTCGATGGGCCCCTGGTAGGCGACGATGGCCGCGACCGCCGCGGCGAACTCCGAGGGTGGTGTGAGCGGGTTCTTGCCCGGCTGTGCGACGATGCACGAGTGGGGGCTGTTCCGGGTGTCGCCCAGCGTCCCCAGGACGGACTGCGTGCCGGCCGCGGACGTGATGGCCACACCGTCGATCATCCGCATGGGTCCGAAACGGCTCGAGAGTTCGCCCTCGATCGCGGTGAGCGAGGTCGCGTCGGTGTACGGATGCGCCCAGACCTGGAACCAGGTGTCGCCGAGCGCCGCGAGGAGCGAGGTCAGCACGGGGTTCGTCGCGCCGCTCGCCATGGCCCCGACGGCGACGCCCACTCCGGCCGGCAGTTGCTCGCCGTCCTGGTAGTTGACGCGCAAGTCGAGGTCGTTCCCCACCGCGCCCTTGTGGCGATGGGTGACGGTCACCACGTTTGTGAGCACGGTAGACGTCGCCGCCAGGTCCAGCGCGGCGTTCACGGCGGCGTCGATGTTGGTGGCGATCGCGTTCGCCGTGTCGCCGCTCGCCACCGCCACCTGGACGAGGTCGCCGCCGACGTAGAGGTTGATCGTTCCGGCCGCTGTCGCCGGGCCGGTGACGGTGATGGTCCCGCTCGCCGCGACGCCGGCGGCGTTGTCGTCGAGCACGCCTACCCAGGTCTCGGTGACTCGGTTGTTCCCGAAGTAGGCCTTCGCCATGCGGTGGAGCATGGATCCACGACCGGCGAGCGCGGCCACCTGGTCGGCGCTCGTGACTCTCGCGAGCGAGTTCGCTGCAGCCGTTCCGGCCGCCAGCTTCTGCCCGAGGAGGAGCGCGCGGTAGGGCAGGAGCGCCGGACCCTGCTGCGCGCGCGAAGAGTCGAACTCGACCGCGATGAAGGGGACGCGCAGCGTCGAGGGGACGGACTGAAACGCGATCGACATGGCCTATCCCCTCTCCTCGAGCTTGGGAGCCGGGGGCACCACGACCACGTCGCCGTCCAGCAAGCGACGCACCCAGTAGGTATCCGTGTCCGATACCTCGATCCCGGTCTGTGGGATGTGCCGCCGCGATCGCGGGTCTCGCACCTGTACGCCGGGCCTGGGCTTCACCATCATGGATCGCTCCTACGGCTGGAGGTGGAGGTTCTCGAGGACGTCCTCGGCCTGGTCGGCGGGCGCCACCGCGCCTCCAAGGCTCGTCCGGACGTTCACCGTCATGAGGTCGTCGAGCACGATGTCGGCCGCCTCCGGCGCGTACGTGTAGTAGGTGACGCTGTACGTGAGCCGCGCGAAGCCGACGAGCCGCTCCCCGTCCTCGGCGACGTTGAGCTCGGTCGTCGCGAGGACCGCGTCGCTCGCGGTGCCGCCGAAAGTCTGGTCGCTGTGGATCGCCCGCTCGATCTCGAGGGCGATGGCGTCGAGCGCGTCGTCCACGTTGTCGCCCGCCTTCACCGCCGCTTCAATCGCGAGCTGAGCGGTGCGCGCGAGCTCGCGCGGTGCGGTGGCCTTGCTCTCCGGAGCGACCGATTCCTCGAGCATGTAGACCGCGATCGCCGGCAGCTCGCCCCGCTTCCATGGCAGGACCCGCGTCGCGTACACGCGGAGAGCGGCGGCGGTCCGGTAGTCGTAGCCGTTCGGCCCGACGCCGATGAGCTGCGCCTTGACCGCCTCTCTGATCGCTTGCCGTTGGTGGATCGCCATGCCTCACACCTGGTGGAGGAGCAAGAGCACCCCTCCCTGTCCGTCCTTCTGCGGCTCCCGTACGCTGTACTCGACACCCTCCACCGTGATCGTCGGGCTGTCGTCCTCGGGGTCGGAGGGCAGATCCGCGAGCCGCAAGAAGACCGCGGGACCCGAGCTCACCACCCCCGCGTGCCCTGCGTCCGTGCGGATGTAGGCGGCTTCAAAGACTCCGCGGACGTCCACGGCCTGGCCAGCGGTAGGCGCGTACCGAACGGTGCCGCCCAGCTGCTGGAGCACGGCACGGTCAGCAGCCGCGAGTAGCGCCGGCCAGGCCATGAGGGTTACGGCGCCTCGTTGGCTCGTGCGTAGCCGTTCAGCCGGACGCGGCCGGCCGCGGAGGGATTTGCCGCCGCGGCCGAGGCTGCGCCGATGAGTAGGTTCCCAGCCGCGGTGGTGGTGACGAGCTTCGCCGTATCGTCCCAGTAGACGAGCGCGCCCTCGGTCCACGCCTGTGCGGAGACCTTGGGAAGGTCGTGGACGCCCGTCACCATGCCTTCGAACGCCGCGGCCTCGGCGGCAGTCACCATCGCGATGACGAGGAACTGGCCGATCTTGTACGGGGTCCCGCTCACGACGCCGCCGGTCGGAGCGGTGAGCGTGAGGACGTCGCCCGGCTGCACGTAGGTTCTGCCCATGATCTCGTTCTCCTAGAGGGGTCCCAGGGCCAAGAGGTCGCGCTCGACTACGCGCCGGGCGCCGTGATTGCGCCTCGCCAGTCGATCGCCGCGACGCCGTAGTCGATCCGGATCTTCCATTCGGTGCCGTCCACGCGCCAACCGAGCTCGGACTCGAGCACCGGCGCTTGCTGGCCTTCGAGGAAGGCGACCGCGAAGATGGGGGCGACGTTCGGTTCGGCGAGCATGTAGTGCCGGGTGCCGGTGAGTCGCGCGGTGTCGATGATGTCGCGGAAGAGCCCCTGCACCGGGTTCGGCTTTTGGAACTTGTTGTCGAGCGGATCGAAGGGCGCGCCGTTGAGCACGCGCGCCGTCGCGGCGAGCCCGGCGGGGACGAGCAGGATTGCCGGTCGGAGATCCAGGATCTCGTTCCCGGAGGGATCCTTCTGCGCACCCATCACCACGCGCGACCCGTCGATCGTGGCCGCGGTCATCGCGCCGGACGTGCCGATGTTCTTGCGGTTGGTGTGGAAGAGCGGCTGTCCGTCCGCCTGATTCGGGCCGAGACCGGAGTTGAGCAGGAGGAGCGCGTAGACGTCGGACTCGATGGACAGCGCCGCGGCGCGGCCGAACCTGGTGGCGAGGTCATTGAACGCGCCCAGGTCGTCGTTGACGATGGCCTGGCGGGTGATCCCGATGATGTTGCCCTTGGTCCCGACGCTGATGGTCGTCTTCTCGCCGTCCGGGATGTTCTTGTTCTTGAACTCCCCGTGCTCATTCAGCGAGTCGAGCGTGCCGAACGATCCATTGCGGTAGAAGTTGGAGACGCGGAAGTCGGGCACCGACCGCGTGGTGCAGAACCGCCGCCAGGTGTCGGGCGTCGTCGCGTACGCCGCGAGCAACGTCTTGTGCATGACGTTCTCGAGGAGCACGGCGAAGTCGGACGTGGTGTTGAGGCCGCTTCGGAACGTGAGTGCCTCGCCCACCAGGCGCATCTTCTCGAGGCCGCGGACCTTCACGCCGCGCCGCTCCAGGCTCGCGCGCGCAAGATCGACGAGGCTCATGCCGCGGAACTCACCCGGGTCGAGGGCGACGTCGCGGAGCTGCTCGGCCGCGATCGGGATCTTCTGCGCGGCGCGGATGGTCTCGACCATCATCGCGCGCTGGTAGATCGCGGCAGCCGCGCCCCGCTGCCACTTGTCCGCCTCGTCCTCGCCAGCCTCGGCCCGGACGTGCTGCTCGGTGCGGATCTGCTCGTCGGCCGTCGCGAGCTTGTCGAGCACCGCTGCCCGCGCCGCATCGAGGGTGACGCCTCTCGTCACGAGATCGGTCGCGAGCTCGTCGCCGAGCCGGGCGCGCTTCACGAGCGTGCGGATGGCGCCCGCGCGCTCGCGCTCGGCCCTCGTCGCGAGATCTGTCACGCGGGCGTCGTTCGCGCGCGTGGCCTCGGCCGCTGCACCCGCTGCACCAGGAACTGCCCCGGCTCCCTCTGCCGCCCCGGCCGCCTCGGTGCTCGCCGTCGTGGTCTCGGTCTCGTCCATGGTCCTCTTCTCCTGGTGATGCTCGACGAACACGCACGGATTGGGCGCGTGGTCCTTGCCGCGGAAGCCAGCGCCGTCGTCGGCGCCTGCCGGCACGATGCTGATCTCGTGCGGCTCCCAATCGGTGGCGCGGTAGACGGGGATCTGAGCGGCACCGTCCTCGATCTTCTCGAGCTTGTAGATGCGATAGCCGACGCTGATGTTCTGGAGGATCCCGTCCTTCACCTTGCGGAAGACGGCATCGGCCTCGGGATCGTCCTCGGCCTTGGCGAAGCGCACCACGGCCGTGCCCCGCTTCGCTTCGAGCTTCGCGGACTCGACGACGCCGAGCACGGATCGTACCCCGTTGTAGAGGCTGTGTGAGTCGACGAGCGGCGCGCCATTGTTGAGCCGCGCCATCCGTACGTGCTTGGGGTCGAGGCTCAACTCCTCGTAGTAGCGATCGAAGAAGCCGCGGAGCACCCGAGCGCCGGTCGTCCAGATCACTTCGGCCGTGCGCCTCTCCGGGTTGATGCTGTCGGGGCGGATCGCGGCGCGGAAAGAGAGGGGCGGGATCTCGCGCTCGACGCGCTCGACCGCACGCTCGCTCGGGGTGGCCGTGGACGGCGGTTTCACCCTCCCGGCTGGCACGCCGAGAGAGCAGGTGTCAAGGGCACGGCGCGAGAGAGAGGTCACTCGGGCCGGGAGACGACCCCGTTCCCGCGGGCCGCTCCGTTCTTCCCGTTCCCGTTCTTCGCTGGAGTGGCTGGGGCTTCCTCCTCGCCAGATCCTTGCGCCCCCGCGCGCGCCTGCGTCAGGCCCGCCTGGCTCACCCGCCGCACATCCGAGTCGAGCCAGATCCCGGCCGCGTCGAGCCGCGCCATGTCCTCCTCGTACTCCTGCCAGTGCGCCTCGGGGTCCTCGCCCTGCTGCCGAACCATCTCGGAGGGCGTCATGGCGCCCGCGCGGACGAGGCGGGAGAGCGCGAGGCCCTCCTTGTCGGGCTCGATCATGGGCATCGGTGGTGGCGTCCACTCGGCCAGCGGTGGCTCGTCGACGAGGCCCAGGATCGCCGCCGCTTCCATGGCCCAGCTCCACGTCGGATCGCAGAACTGCGGCACGAGCATGTTCCATCTCCAGTCGTGGACATTCGCCCAATGCGACAGCCTCGCCATGCGGGCGGAGCTGAAGTTGACCTGCGAGTAGTCGCCGCTCAGATCCTCGTAGGTCGTGCCGAGCCCGGTAGCGATCCAGCGCAGCGTGCGGGCGCTGAAGCCGTCCTCGCCAGCGAGCGGAGGATTCGCGAACGTGACGTTTCTCCCGGGCGGGAGCTTGCTGATGAGCCCCGGTTCCAGGGTCTCGACCAGGGGATCGGTGGTGCTCGCCTCACCGAGCGGCGCACCCGCCCCGTCCACATCGGTCACGAAGGCGGCGAAGCAAGCGGCGATCTTTTGCCTGAGCAGGGTCGCGTCTTCGTACTCGTCGAACTCCTTGAGCTTCACGATAGCGACCGAATACCAGGACACCCCACGGACCTGGCCTGGCCGCTCGGCGTAGAACACGTGGCAGATGTTCTCCGCGGGTATGCGCCGGCTCACGAGCGTCCCGAGCCGCCCGGATCCCGGGTGCTGGTCGAAGAGCCAGTAGGCCGTGCGCCGGCCGATGGCGTCGAACTCCACGCCCTGGATGATCGGCCCGCCCTGCTGGCCGATGAGCCCGTCCTTGGAGGTGTCGATGAAGTCGGGCTCGAGCACCTGGAGCGCGAGCGGGATCGTGAGTCCATCCTCGGCGCGGCGCGGCCGGCGTCGAATGATCGCCTCCCCTGCCTCGGCGACGGTCTTCAATACCAGCGCCTGCAGGCCGTAGTACGTGTGACGTCCGTCAGCGTCACAGTCTGTCGATCCGGCCCATCGCTTCCACGCGGCGGCGAGCTCCTCACTACCGCCGATCGCCTTGGGGGTAATGCCCCATCCAACCGTGTTGTTCGTGATGACGCGCTTGCCCCTCCGCGCCCAGGCGTTGTTGCGCACGAGATCGCGCGCGTGCGCCCGGAGCGTGGCGAGCGCCGGTCCCGCGGCTGCGTTCGCGTCCGCCCCGCTCCGTGGCCAGCCCGTCGTGCGCCGGCCTCCCTGCGCCGCCTCGTAGTGCCGCGCGAGCGTGGTGGCGATCGCGCGCGCCCGGATCCGGCTCAATCCCCAGCTCGGGGCGACGGCGAGGATCGCGCGGTCGAGCGCGTTCATGGTCGCGGTGGTCTCAGTCATCTATCGCCCCTTCTGCGGGTCCCGCTCGATGGGACGGACGTGGGCAGCGGCTTCGGCGGCGGAGGTGGCGGCGCGGCGACGAGCGGGACGTCCCCGGCGTGCTTGTGTTCGTCGCACCAGCGGAAACTGCGGCTCCATCCGATCGGGCGGGTGAGACCGGCTGGCATCCACTTGGCTCGCCGCAGGCAACCGAGACCGATTCCACTGCCGGAGTCGCAGCGGGGGCCGCACACCGTGGCGAGGAGCCAGCGGACCACCTCAGAAACCCTTCCGGGTGGCGATGAGCCGGTAGCTCACCCCGCCGGCCGCGGCGGCGACCTCCTGCTGCATGGAGGCCAGGAGCCCACGCATGGCGTCGAGGCTCTGGTACGTGATGGAGCGCCGCGGCGGGCCGTCGTAGGTGACGGTCAGGATCCCGCTCGCCACGGCCGCCTTGAGCTGGTCCACGTCCGCCTGCGTCCACGTCGCCATGGGCCATCACCTCCGTCTGGGGATCCAGCTACCACGCCCACCGGCCGAGCCGCGACCCCGGCCGAGCCAGCTGGTGCTCTGGGCCCCAGGTCTCTCGGTTGAACCTCGAGGTGGAGGCTCTGGCGCCGGCGGAGGCGTCGACTCGGCGCCGGGAGGCGCGGCCGCAGGTGGCGGAGCCCGCTTCGCGCGCGCGGCCGCGGCATGGCGGTCGAGCCCCGCCAGCGCGGCCGCGGCGCGCGCGTAGACCCGGCAGTCGAGCCAGTGGTTCTCCCGGCCGGGTAGGATCTGCCACTCGAGCACCGTGAACCCCGTGCGCCGCACGATCGGCACGAGTTGTTCGGCGGTGAGCTGCCGGAAGTACTCCTCCCCGTACTCCGGGGCGTGGCAGTAGCCGGGCGGGTACGGTAGGCCGCTCTCCTTCGTCGGCGGGTCGAGCCGGAGCCAGCCGTAGAGCTCGCTCTTGGCGATCCCGACGCCGATCGGCCAGACCTTGTAGCCGCGGGAGAGACGCTTGCCGCGCACCGTGACGTCCACGGCGCTCGGGGCGCCGATGATCGTCTTGGCCGTCGCGACGCCCTTGCAGGCGATGACCCTGGACATCGGATACCGGCGCGCCCAGTTGTAGACGACCTGGGTCTGATCGCCGGCATCCACTGCGAGCATGTGGATCTGGTGCGCGAGGCCATCGGCCCCCGGCCAGCTCCGCCCGAGGAGCTCATCGAGCTTCGCCCAGACCTCCTCGCCCGCCGTGTTCCCCGGGAGCACCCCGGCATCGATGCTCCAGCTCTGCCGGTCCTCGCCCCATCCGACGACCTCGAAGACGAGCCGATCGCGCTGGACGTCGACGCCCGCGGTGATGACGAGCACCCCGACCGGCACCGTCGCGATCTCGTAGGACTCTCGGCGCTGGTAGAGGCGCTGATAGTCGGGGGCTTCACCGCGCTCGTGCCAGGTTTCGCCGAGGGTCGTGTTGACGACGGTCCTGAGCTTCTCCGGCCCCAGCGCATTCGCCTCGACGAACTCGCTGGCTATCTGCCCCCACGTCGCGTTCGGCGAGTAGGAATAGGCGCTCCAGATACGGAACGAGGCGTGCCCCGTGAACGGCGCTGCCGCGCGCCACTCGCCCGCCGTCACCATCGACCGCTTGTCCTTGTGCTCGATGACGCAGCCCGATGCCTGACAGGCGAAGAACGCCTCCTTTGGCTTCCCGGAGGGCCACTTCATCGAGTGACCGTCATCACCGCTGAAGACGAGCGGTGCCATGTGCCCGCACTGCGGGCAAGGCACGAAGTACCGGCGCTGGTCGCCCTGCCCGTACATCTCCTCGATGCGTGAGAGCCCGGCGAGCAGCGGCGTCGAGCCGGCGATGATCTTCCGGTTCCAGAATGCCTCGGACCGCTTCGTGCCGAGCTTGATCTGATCACCTTCGCTGCCGGCGCTCGGCGGGTACGCGTCCACCTCGTCGAAGATGACCACGCGTCGACTGATGCGACGGAAGCCGGCGCCGCTGTTCGCGCCCACGAGCGAGATCACGCCACCCGGGAAAGCCTTGTGCGTGAGCGTGTTCGAAGGATCCTTCGGGCCCTTGTCCTCGACGTCGCGGAAGACGATCCTGGAAAGCGCCGGGACATCACGGAGCATCGGCGCGATCGCCTCCTTCGAGAAGTTCTTCGCGTCGTCGACCGTCGGCTGGACGACCAGAACCGAGGACGGGTCCTGACAGATGAAGTAGCCGATTGCGGCGCTCACACAGAGGGTGAAGCCGATGCGCGCGGACTTCAGCACGGAGATCTGCGTCACCGCGGGATCGGTGATCGCGTCCATGATCTCCTTCTGATAGGGCAGCGTCCGCCAGCGGCCCGGCTCCGCCGCGGTCTCGGCCGAGAGCACGAACTCCTTGTCAGCCCACTCCGAGAGCGATAGGCGCGGAGGCGGCTTCCACGCTCGTCTCGAGCGCGCGAACACCTCGTCCGCGCTCGCGTAGGTCACGGCGCCGCCTTGGAAACCGGCTCGGGCACACCCTCGTCGGATGCGAGATCGTCGAGGGCCTCACGGATGAGCCCTTCGATGAGCGCGAGCTGCACGGTCGTGAGCCCTGGATCCTGCTGGCGTGCGCGCGACGGTATCCCGAGGAGCTTGGTCTTGCAGCGGGTGAACTCGCCGACGAGCCGCGACTCGACGTCCTTCGTCGGGACGAGCTCGCCGCGGCGCTCTGCGAGCTCGATCTCCGTGAGGCTCGCCCTTGCCGCCTCGTGCCGCGCGCGCGCCTCCGCGAGGTCGTGCACTCCGGTGATCGGCGGCAGTTCCGGCGGGCTCGTGCGCGGTGCCGTCCGCCCCGTGAGCGGAACCCGATCACTGTACGTGCTCGCTGCCCACTCCGCGTCCGCCGCGGCCACGTTCGCGATCTGCGGAGGTCGCCCCTTCACCCGCTTGACGCTCTTCTTGAGACGCCCGGAACGGATCGCCTCCTGGACGGCATTGAGGGCGCAGCCTCGGTGCCGCGCGTACGCGCGCAGTGAAGTGCTCACGGCCTCGGTTTTCCTCTGACCAGTGACCAGCGACCAAACATTTCAAGGACTTGCGGTAGCGAAGAAACGGGGCTCTGCGCACCCGCGGGGCGCGCCCCGGTGGGAGAACCTAGGCCGTACGGGGGTGGGTGCGCACATCTGCGCACATGAATGAGCCTGGCACGGTCCTTGCCATTCACCCTTGGTCACATCCATGCCATCACCCAGGGTCACAGGTCACCCTTGCGCCTGAGCTTCGCGAGCTCGCGGTCAAGCCCGCGCGTGAACGCGGATTGCAGCCTTGTGTACGCGGCGCCCTCGATGGCTGGGATGATGCCGTGATCCTGCATCACGTCCGAGATGCGCGTGGTCCACAGCTCCTGCAGTGGGAGGCGCGCCTTGCCCTTGCGCCTGAAGATGCCCACGTGACCCGAGCGCATGGTCGCGACGAACGCGCTCTTGATGCGCTTCGTTCCGCCCCCGACGTTGACACGCACCGAGATCCCGCGCTTGGTCTGGATATGCGGGAACTGGCTCAATGGCACGGGCTTGCCGCTCACCTTCTCTCGCCACACGAGGTCGCGGATTGCTGCCTTGCGGCCGGGGAAGACGAGCGGCAGAGCCTTCACCACATCGCCTTCCCGCATGAGCTTCCGTCCCAGGATCGCGCGGGTGCTATCGCGCTGCATCACCCGGAGTGCCTGGTTGCCAGCGAGCCGGAGCGCTCGCGCCAGGGCGAACTCCACCTTGCCGCCGCGCCAGACCTCGAGATCGCGGCTGTCCCAGATGAACTCGAGCGCCGTGCTCATCGCAGCCCATCCACGGTCGGGAGCACGTGAAGTAGCCCTACCGCTGCCAGTCTCCGCCCTGCTGCGATCTGCCTGTGCACGTCAGCGCGCGAGCGCGCGAAGCGCCCGTGAGGGCCGACGCCGATCCAGCGCACGTCTATCGATGGATCGAGGCCAGCTCGAATCGCGGCGCCCTGCTGGCATTTCGTCGAGTCGCACATCGGGTAGTCGCTCACCACGCCGCGCCTGGTGTCCGTCTTGCCGTGGTGCTCATGGGCGGGCCGCTGGACCTCGGTCGCGAGCTGGCGCCGTACGCACTCGACCGCGGGGAGCGTGCAGTGAAGGGACGTGCAGGCGACCTGATAGTCGGCGGGGATGCGCCATGGGATCGTCGGGAGGCCGGGCCGCTCGATCCAGAGGGCGAGCTGTGGTGATGGCTCGGCTGGCTCCGGGGGCGATGTCAGCTCGTCGACGAGGGCCTCCGCGACTCGGCGCTGCCATCCGCCCGCGGCGATGCCGGCCCGCGCGAGCGCCCAGACTGCTTGCTCCGCCGACGCTTGGAGCGTCACGTCAGCATGCTCGCCCCGTCCGACTGGAAGGCCCGTCGCGGTGGTGCACGCGACGTTGATAGTGATTGCCATAGGGCTGTGGCCGCTCTCCCGCACCGCGAAACGACTGGGGCGCCCACGTTTGACGTGCTGCGCCATTGCGCCGCGTCCCGCTCTGCAACGGATATCTAAGCCGTTGCTGTGCGGTGCCGCATGCCGGGAAAACGCGGCCTGGCGCGGGTTTCAGCGTGTGGGTGCATGTCGGTAAACGCGCCCGGTAACGATTGGTAACTATTGGCGCGACCGTCAGGAGGCAGGGGCGGTCGGGAGGTGGATCGCGAGCACGGCGCGGCAGAGCTGGGGCCACAGGAGCCTCGCGCGGCGATAGAGGTCCTTGGCTTGCCGCGGCGAAGGGTGCGTGAGGAGCTGGATCGAGGCCGGGTCCGCGCCGCCGCCCTCGGCCAAGCTGATGAACGTCGCCCGCGTCTCGTAGTGCCGCTGGGGCGGGATCTGGAGCGCGGCGAGGTCCGCCTGGAAGAGGCGCCAGGAGGTGTGGTTCGCCCGGTGCTCATCGAGAGAGGCGGGGATGATGAGGTCCTCGGCTCCGGGAGGCCTCCCGTGGAAGCGCTCCCAGCCCGAGGCCTGCCACCCTGCGAGCATCGCCGCCAGCGCCGGGTGTACAGGGATGATGCGCTTCACTCTGGTCTTGGTCTCCTTCTCGCGATGGCGCGACGTCGACCAGGAGGTCTCCGCCTTCATGGCGCCGAGGGGCTCGCGGGCCGGATCCCAGTCACGCCAGCGCCGCGCCGCGGCTTCCCCGGTGCGCATGCCGGTGAGGAACTCGAGGGCGTACAGGATCCGGCGATCCTCGGGGACGCGCTCGTCGGTGATGAGCCGGTAGACCTCGAGATCGGAGAAGCCCTCTCCCACGTCGGGCGAGCCGCGCTCGGGGAGGTCTCCGGGATCCCAGTGCACGGGCGAGGCTCCTATCAGGCCACGCTTGACCGCCTCCTTCAGGAGCACGCGGAGCGTCGCGGCCACCTTGTGCACGGTGGTGGCGCCGAGCTTCGCCCCCGAGCCGTTGGCTGCGGCGTGACTCGGGAGGGCCCGCACGAAGTCGATGCACGCGGAGGCCGAGAGATCCTTCACCCGGATCCGGCCGAGCACGGGGAGGATGTGGTGCTCGAGGTGCCCCGCCTCGGTCGCGACGTCACCGCGAGCCGCCTCCCTCCTCGAGGAGAGCCAGCGCTCGCCGAAAGCGGCCAAGGTGAGATCTCCGGTCGCCGCGGCATCCTCACCCCGACGGACGCGGTCGAGGATGGCCTGGAGCTCGGCGCGGGCGCCGTCTTCGTCGCTGGAGGTCGTCGCCTGCCGACGCTTCTCCCCTCTTCGATCCCAGTACCAGACCCAGAGGAGATGCGATCCGCGACGGTGGTAGACGTTGCCGGCGATGCGAGGGCGCATGGCCGATGAGACCGTGAGCCCCTACCGGGGGTCAAGTTGGGGACATGAGCCTGCCCGGCCCTTTGCTCGAGTAGGAGGCGAGCGGCTGCGACAAGAAAGCGCCTCCGGGAAATGGACCCTCGGAGGCGCCAACCATCGACGTTCGGAGCTACGCTGGAGGGGATGGATAGGGGGGAGAGGCTGGGTCCGCAAGCGCCTCGGAGAGTTGCGCCTGCGTCGCGGTGGGCGCCAGCTCCGAGACGCTGTGCGAAATCAGCATTGAAAGGCCCCGGAGAGAGCGATGAACCTCCGGGGCCCCGTCGAGACAAGGAGAGCCTGGGGCTCCCTATCTCACGCCGTGGCCGGCGCGGCCGTCGCCGGCGTGCTCCTCTTGGTCTTGGGCTTGCGGCTCGTCTTTCGTCCGACGCCAGGCTTGTGCGCCGCCTTCGCGTTCACCTTTCGCCCGCGCTTCGGATGCTTCCCCGGGGCCGCCATTACGCCGCCGCCTGTCGCTGCGTGGTGGCAGGAACGGGGGCCGGCGCGGGGTGCTTCAGGGCCTTGCGCGCGGCGGCCGTGAGGATGGGCGGGAGCGCCTTGCCGACCTCGAACCGGGCATCAGGACCGAAGCGGTCGACGATCTTCGCCTTGGTCTCGAGTCCCTCCGTCGCCTTGATCACCCAGGTCGGCACGCGGCGGGCGCTGGAGTCCGCTACCCAGACGCTGTCGCTCCCCTTGGCTCGGCGCTTCCGGGAGCGGCGCTTCGTCGTGGTCGCCACGGGGGCCGTTCCCGGGGCGAGATGAGAGGTGCTCGACTCCTGCATAGCGAGCCCGATCATCCCCGTTCCCAGTGCTGTGATACGCCGTGCGATCGGTGGTGCGACGAGGCGCGCGAGGTCGCGGACCTCCTTGACCATGGCATCGAATGTCAGCATGTGGCTCCCCTTTGTCGGCGCAATGTTGCGCTTGCGGCGGATCCTGCTACTCCGCGCGAAGGGCTGCAAGCCGCCGAGATCTACCGACCCCGACGGTCATGCGCCTCAGGGCAGCTCGCGCCCGAGCGTCTGGTACAGCGCCTCGAGCGCATCGACGGCGCGTTCGCGAGCTTTGGCGACCTCGGGAAGAGCTAGGACGCGGAGGGCGGCCTCGTAGCCCATCGCATGCTCGAGGAGATCCGCCACGAGCCGGACGGCGTGCAGGGTCTCGTGGATGTCGTCTGCGGCCGGAGGGGTTGCCATCACCGGGCCGCGCGCTTCTTCTTCTTGGCGATGGGCTCGGGCTCGGGGCTCGGAGCCTTCTTCGGACCAGCCGCGACGCTCGCCTTGAGCCCCTCGACGATGTCGACGACCTGGGTCCGGCCGTTGACCGGCGAGGCGACGATCGCCTTGGCCGCCACCTTCTCGGCGATGAGCTTGAGCTTCTTCGCGTAGACCTTGTCGGGATAGTCGCCGGGCCGGAACTCGTCTCTCTCGCGGGTCTCGACCAGGCGGAGCGCGAGCTTCAGGCTCTCCTCGGCCACCGGCGGCAGCGGCGCCTCGATCTCGGTGAGGGGCCGCACCTCTTCGGCGCGCAGGAGTTCCTGCAGGACGATCCTCCCCTCCGAGTGGCGGAGGCAGACGAAGAGGTCCTGGCCGCGCACCGCCCAGCTCGCGAGCGCAGCGCGGTTCGAGAGCCGGAGCACGTCGGCAAGTAGAGCGTAGGGCTCTTCTGATCCCTGGTCGGGCCCGAGGTAGTAGGGGCGTCCCCAGTACACCGGGTCGATGCGATCGAGCGGGACGCAGACGTCGATCTCGATCGCCTGCGACGATGCCTCTTCGGCCGCCTTCAGCTCCTCGGGGGTGAAGGTGACGAACTGGTCCTTGGCGACCTCGTAGCCCTTCACCATGTCCTCGCGCGCCACCTGAGCCCCGTCGGCCGCGCAGACGTACTGCTGCTTCAGGCGGGCGTTGTCGGCCTTGTGCAGCTGGTGGAGCTGGATGGTCGGTGGGGCTTGGGTCGCAGAGTAGACCTTCACCGGGACCGCCACCTGTCCGAACCAGACCGTCGCCTTGCCGGTGCAGTGGGGCATTGGACCCTTTTAAGGGGCGCTCGGACGGGGCGCCACGGGAGGGGCGGGCAGGCGAGCTGCTGGCTTCAGAAGCCTCGGAGAGCTGCGGCCTGTCGCGATGCGCGCCCGTGCGGGCTGCGCGGCATGAGGGCGCGGTGGCGCCGGGAGGAGCGCCTCGACGAGCCTGCGCGTGCGGATCGCGGCGAGGTGCCAGACGAGCTCGGCCGGCGTCACGTTCCACCGGGCACAGAGCTCGTCAAAGGTCATGTCCCCGGCTCCTTCGCCGCGTCGGGGGCGAGGGCGGTCCATTCGTTGCCGCACGGGACGCAGAGCATGCGATCCCCATTCCTCGTGATCTCCGATGAGCCGCACGCCGAGCAGGTCCGCGCCTTCGCCGTGTAGGGAGCGGAGCCGGAATCAGAAGCAACGGCTGATTTCGCAGGCGCCTCGGCGCCGGGCGGGACTGGCGCGTTGACCCGTTCCGACGCGGGGCGGGCGGACGGGGGCGCGGCGCCCTTCAGTCGGGCCACGTACCCCAAGAGCGCCTCGTAGACCTCGGGCTCGAGCACGATCCGGTTCGTCTCGCTGATCCCGTTCTCCGTGGTGAGCACCAGGGCGTAGCCATCGAAGTCCACGTAGGCGCCGTCACCGAGATATGTCTTGCTCACGGCTTCCGTCCCTCCTTCGCCGTGTCGGGGGCGGCCGGCTTCACCCAGTACCGCATGGCCTCGAAGGCCTTGTCGGTCAGCTCCGCCGCCTTGCCCGGCTCGTCGGTCCACTTGGCGTAGCCGTGTTCGACCAGTTCGTAGAAGTCGTACTTGATGAACGGGTTACTGAGGAACTCGAGCAGCCAGCGATCGCCCGCCTCGGCCCCGACGTCCAGGGCGGCCTTGAGCATCATGCCCAACTCCTCCGCCGCCACCGGGTGCCAGGCATCGCCGTTGACCTGGCAGGCGCGGATGATCAGGGCGGCAGCGAACTCGCGCTCGGCGTGGCCCATCGTGCCGCAGAGGGGGATCGGCGCGAGGAATACCTGGCTCGGCTTGAAATCAGGCATCGCTCACCCCTCCTTCGCCGTGTCGGGGGCGAGAGCGCGGGCCCTCAAGACCGCGACTCGATAGTCTGGCGCTGCCCCGGCCAGCGCATCCGCGGATGCCGCGTTGAACACCAGCAGCAGCGCCTCCCGCAGTCGGTCCCGCTCGCGCGTGAGCGCGTTGTTCAGCTCGATGAGCTGGTTGTTCTGCCGGTGGAGCTCGTCCCAGTCCCGCTCGACGGTCCGCAGGCGTTCTTCCAGCGGGTTACCCATGGCAGCGCTCCCCTTTCCTATCATCCGCCTATCATCAACCTGCCCCTGCTCGAACGTCAGACGTCCGCGGTAGCGTCTCGGACACCGGATCGGATCACTCCTCCTTCCCGAGCCCGGTCATGGGGGACGGCCGCGGTGAGGGCGGCGCGTCCCCGTTTCATGCCGGTGGACCACGATCTCCACACGCGGCCTGCCCTCGAGAGCCTCGCTCGCGAGCCGCTCGAGCCGGCCTCGCCAGCGTTCAACGGCGCGCGCAGCGACCGGCGGCGCCCTTAACTCGAGCACCAGGGCCTCGACATCGCCCGGCGGCGCGAGCCCGCGCAGTGCACTGCGGCGCCAAGTGAACCGCACCATGTCGACCACCTTCTTGTGGAATTCGGGCCCAGCCGCGGCGCGCCAGCCGCGCATGATGGCCTGCCAACGCATCGCAGCGAGCTCGCGCGCCGCTCCCCGCCAGCACAGCACCGGCTCGGTCTCGCCTTGAGCGGCGCGGGCCTGCCTTCCTGCCGCCGATCGCCGGTAGTGCCACGCGCGCACAACCGCTTCCCGACGATCGACGCCCTGGCCCTCGAGATACGCGACCACGACAGTGGGAGGGGCGCCGAGGAGCTCGGGAGGCACGCGAACCTTGGGCGCGCTCACGTGCCGGCCTCCCACGCCACGCGCACCGGCACTCCGACGGCGCGCCCTCCGGCCGCCTCGAGGTCCACGCGGTAGCGCATGAGCTGCTCGAGCGCCTCCGGTGGTCCGGCCACGCGGACCACCAGCAGCGCGCCGGTCCAGGCCCTGCTGGCAAAGCGCAGGGCTGCGAGGCGGCCGAGGAACTCGGCATCGCCGGCCACCAGCGCCCAGGATTTTCGGAGCGTCGCCTGGAGCCGGTCGCCATCGGCGGCCACGGCCGCCCCCCGTAGCGCCTCGGGGCGCGGCTCCGCCCGCCCCTTTCGTCGCGCCGCGGCACGCTCGTTCTCCGCGGGGAGGGTCGGCCGAGCCTCGCTTCGTGAGCCGGCCACACGAGGTCCGCGCGTCGCCGGCGGCACGGTTGACGGCCGGGTTTCGCTGACGAGCGGCGCCGCCGGCGAGGGGGGGATCAGCCGCGGCCCGCCCTGGCGCTCTCCTGCGGCGGGCGGCGGGGCGGGAGGGGGTGGGCCCTCGGGAACCGTCGAGGCGGCCGAAGGTGCGATGTGGGGTGAGGGGGCGACAGCCCCCCCCTCAACTTCCCTCTCCACAGCGCTGGAACGCAGGGGAATACAAGGGGATCGATCGTGATCTGGGAGACGATCGCAGATCGCTACCGTAGAGAGTCTCTGTAGCGTTGTATAGCCGGTCCCCGGAACTTGAGTTCCGGTTATCACAGAAGTGGGCCGCACGACCTGTGCGGGCCCTGGTAGCACTGGAAGTGCGTAGCCGAACAGCACAGTGAGTGCGGGGTTCTGCGGCCCGGTCGGCGCGACTCCGGTGACCGCCTCCGGTAGCCGCGCCCAGACGCCGCCGGCCTCGAGCTTGGCGCGAACATCCGACCGCCGGAGGAACTGGATCGTCGCGGCGCGCGCGCCCTTGGGCACGAGGTCGAGGACGTAGCAGATGAGCCCGGGGAAGATGAGGACGTTCGACGTGAGCCCCCGCTGCGAGGGCACGCCCACCATGTGCAGCCGGAAGGCGATGCCCGCGCGCTCGAGCGCGGCCAGGCTCTCGAGGACCCAGCGCGGGCTGACATCGGCCGATTCGGCAATCTGCCAGGCGTGCCGATCGTCGAGGATCCACTTCCCGCGCCAGACCATCTCATGGACGACGTCCCGGAGGACGCGGGTGGTCATCCTGCCGCGCTCGGTCTGGATGCGGTCGAGCCAGAGATACATGAACTGGAACGCCGCGAGCCAGCTCGGCCAGACCGGGCGTGTCAGCCCGCCGTGGGTCAGCTCCGTCACTTGTGCGCGGGCGGCTGCGCGCGCGGGGCTAGCCATCGAGGCCGCCGTCGTCGCATTTGTCACGCGACGTCTGTGGCGCCGATATCGTGGGCGCCCCAGAATGGGGTGTGCCGGTAGTTCCGGCGAGCTGCGTGGTCTCCAAGGCTGCGTTGCTTCGGGACTCCCCCGCGCCGGCCGGATCTTGGCGGATTGGCGCCGGCGCGGGGGACCATTCAGCGGCTGGAGGTCCGGCCGTCGACAGTGAAGGTTCGAACTGTGGGCACACGTCCACCGCCACGCACGATTTGCTCTGCATGGATCCCCTTCCGACATGTTCACCCGGAGCAAATGCACCGGGTACAGCTACCGCTGGCCCTGGCGCGAACCGATGCGCGAAGACATGGGTGGCCGCCGCCCTGCCAGCCGCTCGCAGGGCACACGAATCCCAGCTTCGTCGCGGAAGCCGCGCCGGGTGCTAGACGGTTGTTCGGGTATGTGGTTAACTATTGGTTACGTCAGCCGGACATAGAGCCCTCCTCCCGCGCCCCCTCTCGGGCGCGGCGCAATGGGGAAAGCTCTCGGCCGAGCCGAGGATCTTCAGGGGCCCGGGAACGCATCGCGATCACGCCCTCCCCTCACGCTTCCCGCGGCCGCCGGCGACGACCACCGGCTTCCACGCCGTCGGCGCCGACGCCGACGCCGTGAGGCGCTCGAGCAGCACCTCACCGCACGCCCGGCGGGCCAGCGTGTACAGGTCGAGTCGATCGCCGGCGGCCGCGGACCACTGGCGCGCGAGCCGTACCAGCTCCTCCTGCCGCACCTGGAGCTCGGCGAGCTCGCGCAGGTAGGGCTCCCTCGCCTCGCGTAGAGCCTGGCGCCGTATGCGGCTCCCGTGGAGCAGCCCGCCGATGTAGGCGAGGGCGAGGGCGAGCACGACGAGCGCGCAGGTGGCGAGGAGCGCGGTCAC